TTTTAGGGATTCGTCATGTCCCCCCTTGTGTCCGGGGGGGGTCGTTCGGGCATAAAGCGGACGTTCCAAAAGGTAGCAAGGCCCCGGTCGCTGAAAAGCGGTGCTGGGGCCTCGGCTTTTATAGCCGTGCGGCAAAATAATCGCGCGGCCCTATCCCCACCAACCCGAGGAGCGCACCATGCTCCACTTTGGCTAATACCATCCGTCTGACTTTGATGGTGATGCTGGATGTCGGCTCGCACTTTTTTGATCTTGATGACAACGGCCTTTATGGCCCCGCGCTATTGCAACCGACGCCTTAAATATCGGTCTTAAGCAGCGGCCCGACTGCACATTCGGGCAACCAATTTTTTGAATGTGCCGAACGCCGCGGCTTTGCTGCGGCGGTTAATGCCCGCCAAGCCGTGTGCGGATGATCGCGCGATCATCTCGCCTCGCGAAACTTGGTCGCCATGCGCTTGCGCAAGCGCGAGAACTAATAGGCCGGTTCGGCCGGGCAAAAGTTCAAAGGATTGCCGCGATGCTCTCGCCCGCACACTATGCCGCGATGGCGCCTGGCGATACGGCGCTGTTGCGCGCGACACTTTTGCCGCGCGGACGCAACGGCGATGCCGGCGATCATGTGCAGGTCTTAGTGCGCGGCGCTTCCGTTTTTTATGCGCCGGTTTCCGAAATTGTCGATGTGTTGCCCCGTTCGCGCGATGTGCTCGCCGAACTTTGCGATGATCGCGGCCTTGGGCGGCCGCTCGCGGCATAGAGGAGCTATCATGCTGCATCAAGCGAACTGCAAAAATACCCTGATTGTGATCGGTGCCGATAAGGGCGGCGTTGGCAAGACCACGTTGTCGCGCCTGGTGCTCGACTATCTCGCCGCGCTCGGCGTTTCCGTGCGCGCGTTCGACACCGAGCCGGGCGATGGCGTGCTCAAGCGGTTTTTTCCTTCCGCCGTGACCGTCAATCTGGCAGACAGCGCCGATCAGTCTTTCATCATCGACAAACTCGCGGATGCGCGCGTTACGCTGGTCGATGTGCGCGCCGGCCTGCTTTCGCCGACGCTGCACTTGTTCCAGCGTATCGGCTTCAAGCATGGCGAGGAGGCGCACCTCGCGGTGTTGCATGTGCTTGGCAATTCGATTGCCTCGATCAGCGAGATCAAAAACACGGCCGCGATGTTGCGCGCCGGCGGCGATCATGTGCTGGTGAAAAATCACGCCAACGCCGGCAAGTTTTTCGAGTGGGATGATACGGCGCAGGCCGACTATCTCAAGCCGGTCAATGCCTCGGCGCTGATCGAGATCGGCAATCTCGATGCGCTGGCGACCGAGCGCGCCGACAAGAGCAATCAGACTTTCGCGGCCTTTGCCGCCGATCCGGCAAACTCGCGCGTGCTGCGCGGGCTGGTGCGCGCCTGGGAAGCCGACAGCCATGCGGCTTTTGATCGTATCGGGCTGAAAAATCTCGCCGCCTAAAGCGCGGCCTTTATCGTTTCCGGTGTTGCCTCTCGTTGGCAGGCGACATCGACAAACCCGGCCGGGCGGCCGGATGTACGCCGCTCTTGCCGGGAGGCAATCGGCTGGTGTCGCTGCAATAGCGGCGATCCTGCACACTTTGGCTTTAGGCCGAGGATCGCGACCGCATGACGCGGCGCACTGCCGATTGCGCAGGTTTTAAGGATCGCCGCTCATGGGCTGCCGATGCGCCGAGCGCCAAGCCGCATTGCACCGCGCTCGCGCCGCGATGGTGCGCGGCGACTATGGCGCGGCCGGCAAGGATTTGCGGCAGGCTGCGCACACGCTGGTCGAGGATGCGCGCTCTGGCACGCTTAGGCAGGCCGCCCTGACGCGGCTTAAGGCCATGCGGGCAGGTCGCCGATGACCGGCTTATCTTTTACAGTCGATGCGCAGGATATGAAGCGCATTGAAGCGGCGATGAGTGCCGCCGGGCGTGAAGCGCCGAACGCCATCCGGCGGGCGATCAATTGGGTTGGTGACCGCAGCAAGACGCGCGTGGTCGCGGCTCTGACGGAACAAACCGGCCTCAAGCGAGGCGTGATCCTGCGCGCGGTCAAGCCGACGCGGGCGAACTTTGGCGCACTGATCTATCGCATGCGCGCCGCTGGCGGCAATGTGGCGCTCAAGTATTTCGGTGCAAAGGAAACAACCGCTGGCGTCACCGCAGCGCCTTGGGGCGTGAGGAGTCTGTACGCCGGCACGTTCATCCGGGGTGGTCAATTCCCCCGCCGCGTGCCGTTGAACCTTGGCGGCCAGGTCTTTGCCCGTGCTGGTGCAGGCAGGCTGCCGATCGTCAAGCAAAAGTCCGGGTTGTTTATCCCTCGGGAACTTGTGCGCGGCGCAACGGCTGCGGCTTTCGAGTCAACGGTGGTCAAGCTATTGCCGGGGCGTGTCGAGCATGAGGTTGGGGCTATCCTGTCCGGCTTCGTGCGCTAATCGCCAACGGGTCCTTCCTACCACCCCCGTGCGCGCGGGGCTTAGGCCGCCCGAACTCCTACTAGTCTTGCAGGCAAAAAACATTCGTTGTCAGGGTTGTCAGCATTGGCAACTGCGGTTGTCAGAAAATGACTCAAGAGCCTGATTTATTGACCACCGCACCGCACGATGCGGTGATGTGGACGCCCAAGGCCATCGCTGCTCGGGATGGTGTCAGTAAACAGTCGGTTACGATCCGCACGCGCAAATTTGCCGAGCATCATGGCCTTATCGTCGAGCGCGACGGCCGCGACCGCATCGTCAAATTGAACGTAGTTCAATACGATCAGCTACGCGGCCAACACGCCGAGCCGAGCAAGATCAAACTGCCCGTAGCCCGAGCAGAGCAAAAGCCGCCAGCGGCCGATAGTTTTGAGGAAGCGCGCCGCACTCAAGCCTGGCTTGACGCCGAGCGCAGCCGTCTCGCGCTTGAGGAAGCCAAGGGCAAATTGATTCCTATCGCCGCCGTGCAGGCCGCGATTAGCGATGCCGGCGATATCATTGCAGGCATCATCGATCGTTTGCCGAACGTATCGGATGATCTTGCGCCGGACGTGATCAAGACCGGGCCGCATGGTTTGCGGGTCGGCTTGACAAAGGAAGCTAATCGCATGCGCGCCGAGATCGCCAAGGCGCTCGCAGCCGCCACGCACCCCGCCGCCAAGCCGGAGGATGGCGCCGCGCCGGTGCCATCGTGAGCGGTCACCCGGATGCCCGCGGCCTGATCTTCGGCGTCCTAGCCGCGCGCGTCGACCCGCCCGAGCCGATGCCGTTCTCGCGCTGGATCGGCGAGAATATCAAGCTGGTCGATGGCCCGCTTGCCGGCGAAATGTGGCGCCCGGAGGGTGCGCCCTATCTGCCTGAAATCGCCGATTGCCTGTCGATCGAGCACCCCTGCAATGAGGTGAGCGTCCGCAAGTCGGAACAATCCGGCGCCTCGATCCTGGCGCTGGCCTGGTCGCTCTATATCGCCGAGAAGGTGCGCGGCTCAACGCTCTACGGTGTGCCCGGTCTCGATGCGCTGCGCACGCTCAATTCGCAAAAATTACAGCCGTTGATCGATGCATGGCAAAAACACGCCGGGCGCATCGTGATCGAGCCGACAGTCTCGCGATCAGGCACAGGCTCAACGACTTACGAAAAAAAATACCCCGGCGGTTTCCTCTCGCTCGCCAACGCGAATGCGGTGATGGATTTGTCGATGGTCACGCCGCGGTTCGGTGTGCGCGATGAATTGTCGAAATGGCAGGAATTGCCAAACGGTGCCGATCCCGAAAATCTGTTTTTCGGGCGCTTTACCGCGTTTCGCCGGCTCAAGACCTACAAAATTTTGAATATATCGACCCCCGAGGTCGATACCGGCACTGAGGATGGCAGCGGCGATGGCCATTGTCGCATTGACCGGCGCTTCCGCGCTTCTGATCAGCGGTTTTGGCATGTTCCGTGCCCAGAATGCCGTCGATTGTTTGTTCATGCGTTCGCGCAGCTTAAGGTCGATGAAAAACATCCGCACCGATCAGTTTACGAATGCGATGCGGTCAATCCCGAGACCGGAGAACTCTGCGGTCATCATATCAGTGAGGCCGAGCGGGTCGTTGCTGTGCGCGCTGGTCTTTGGCGTTCGGTATTAAGCGACGATCAGCGTATCGGCCGGGAGCCTGGTTTTCATATCGACGCTTTCATCTCCTTGATGATGAGTTATGGCGCCCTCGCTGCCGACTGGATCGAGTTTCGTGTTACCGAAAAAGGAAAAAAGGATTACTCTAACGTCAAGCTTGGTCTGCCATACCGCTTTCGCGGCGATGCTGTCGATCACATGCGGCTATTTGATCGCCGCGAGGATTATCAACGTGGCCACGTTCCGCCCGGTTGCCTACTCATCACGATTGCCTGCGACGTTCAGATGCGCGGCATCTATTATGAAGTGGTAGCCTGGAAACCGAACCGCGAAAGTTTTGTGATCGAGGCGGACTATCTCGACGGCGAGACCACGGATCATGTTGGCGGCGCTTTTGCTGCATTG